TGACCGCGCCGATCGCCTGGGCGAGCGTCTGCCCGATAAGCCCGGCGAGCTGGGCCACCTGCGGCAGCAAGGGGGCGACCGCCGCGACCAGGTTGCCGATCGCCCCCACGAGCGCCAGCGCCCCGGCATGCAGCGCGGGCTGAGACAACGCGCCAATGAGGGCCTGGCCGAGCGTGACGACGACGGGCGTAACCGTCTGGACGGCGGCCGCCAGGGTCTGCCCAACCAGCCCGGCGACCTCGGCCAGCAGCGGCAGCAGCGGCGCGACCGCGGCCAGCAGGCCACCGACGGCCTGACCGAGCGCCTGCGCACCAGCGCTGAGCGCGGGGCTGGCGAACGCAGCCGACATGCCCTCGGCGACCGCAACCAGGCCGGGGGCCAGCGCGGCCAGGGCGGAGCCCAGCGTGGCCACCAGGGCTGCCAGGCCCGGCCCGATCGCCACCGCGATCGCCGCTACGTGTGGGGCGAGGGAGGCGATGACGGAGACCAGGGCCGTGAGGATCGGCACAAGCGCGGCGCTGACCTGGGCCAGCGCCTGGAAAATCATGACGAGCGCGGCCTGGCCCTGCGCGCTGTCGAGAAAAACATGGAGGCTGTCGAGGATTCGCCCCAGCGTGGCGAGCACGCCGACGCCGGCGGACTCCGCCGCCCGCAGCACCGCGGCCATGATCCCGCCGAGGTCGATCAGGAGCGCGCCGAGCTGCTTGAGCACGGCCAGCGCGTTGTCCAGCCAGGCCACGGCCCGCCCGGACGCGGCGGCCTCGGACATGAACTGGCCGAGCTTGGCGAGCACGTCAGCGAACGCCGGTGCCAGCCCGGCTAGCCAGCTCGCGCCGACCACGCCGAGATCGCGGAATCCGGCCAGCAGCGGCTGCAGGGCGGGAATCAGGGCGGCGACCGACTGCCGCGTCGAGGCGAAGATCGAGTCGATGGCCGCGATCGACTCGGACGACCGGGCAAACCGCACCACCTCCAGGGCCGCCCGGCCGAACTCGGCCGCCAGCCCGCTGACCCCCCTGTTCAGGGCGTTCAGGACGGGCAGCAGCGACCACATCTGGCCGACCAGCGGCGCAAAGAAGGCGTCCTGAGCGTTCAGACGCAGGCCCTGGAAGGCGCCGTGCATCTGAAACAGCTCGTAGGCGACCTCGGCGGCGGATTCGCTCAGCCCCTTACCGGCGTCGAGGAACGCCTCCAGATCGCCGCTGATCGCCGCAGCGAAGGCATCCGCGACGCCCGACAGGGCCAGCCGCAGCGTGCCGAGCGCGGCGGCCCCCATCAGGAGGCCGCCCGGGAGTGCCGCCACGATGCCGCCCGCCGGTGCGAGTGCGGACGTCAGGGCAACCCCGCTCGCCGCGGCCGACCCGGCGGCCGCCGCGAGCGTGCTCAGCGCTACCGCCGTGGTGGTCGCCCGCGCGCCGGTGGTCGCCAGCGACCCGACCGTGCGGGTCAGGCTGCCGCCCAGACCGGCCAGGCCCGAGGCGGTCCCGGTCACGGCCCTGCCGAGGCTCCCGACGCTCCCGGCGACGCTCGCCGCCCCCCTGCCGAGGCTGGTCAGATGGCCGCCCGCGCTGCTCGCGGCCCTGCCCAGCCCGCCCAGCGCGCCAGCGGCTCCCCCCAGGGCCGTCCCGAGGCCGCTGGTGCCGCTGCGCAGTGCCGACAGGGTGCTGCGCAATCTCGTCAGCGAGCGGTGGGTGTTGTCCGCCTCGCGGGCGATTCGGCGCAGTCCGGCCGTGGTGCGGTTGACCGGGCGGTCTATGTCATCGGCTAGGACGCCGAGCCTGATCAGGAGGTTCTTGATGCTCGCCATCCCGAACCTCCTCCCGGTACTCACCCCAGCGGGGAAGGAAGTCCTGCAGGCGCAGCTGGCGGCCCTTGCCAGTGCCGAGGGCCGAGACGACGTAGTACGAGATCAGGGCCGCGAGCGCGTCCAGGCGCTGCGGCCCTATGGGTCCGAACACCGCCTCATAGGCGGCCCACTCGGCCAGCTCGCGGGCCGAGAGACGGTGCTCCAGCTCAGCGGCGGTCGTGCCGAGCGCGAGTGCTAGTCGGAAGAGGAGTGCTCGCCGGGGGTTTCGTCGAAATTTTCGGCGAGCTCCTTAACGTCGGACTCGGTCATGCCCGACAGGCGGCACGCGCTCTGGAAGAGCTGCATGATCATCCAGGACGGGGCCTCGCCGAGCTTGGCGGCCTCGTGCTTGTCGAAGAAGGGCGACCCATCCTCGTTGATCGCGCACATGGCGACCAGGCGGGACATCGCCCGCTTGAACGAGACGCCCTTGCCGTCCTTCGACCGGGCGATCGACTCCTGGTAGCTCTCCAGCTCATCCGCACTGAGCCCGCGCATGCGGATCTTGCCGATCTCCCGGCCGTGCGGGTCGACGAGGGTGACTTCCTCGGCCGGGAGACGGCGGCTGGCAGCCCAGAAATGCTCTTTGGTCAGGTACACGTCTTACTCCCTACGAGGCGGGGATTTCCACGTCCTCCGCCGGCTCACGGGTGATCGCGAACTGAATCTGAATGCGTGCGGCCTCACTTTCGCCGACGTTGGCCAGCTTCGAGACCGTGGTGACGCGGACCGGGAAAACGTCCATCTTGCGGCCGGGGGCGTCCCCGCCGAGCATGCGGACGATGAACCCCTCGGCGTCGCGGGGCATCAGCTCGCGCACATCCTCGCCAGTGGGGTCTGCGTACAGGGTGAGGCTGGAGTCCTCAGCCGTGATCGCCCCTGGAATGGTCGCAGTGAACCGCGAGGCGCCATCCGGCGTCTGGATCTGCTCGCCGGTGGTGTTCCATCCCTCCGATGCGGCGAGCTCGCCGGTAAGGTCCGTCCCCGCGTCCAGCTCGGCGCGGGTAGGGCTGTGGTAGTCGGCCATGGTGGGCACCCACAGCCACCGGGTGGTGCCCGTGGGCCAGTACCGGTTGACCGGCGTGATGGGCGTTGCAGGCATCGTCATCCCCCCTTGCTGCGCCGCCGCCGCGGCGGCTTTTCGGTGGCATCAGAACGCCCCGGAGACTCCGGGGCCTCGGTCGGCTCGGCCGGGTCCGGGTTCGGCTCCTTCGGCCGCCACCCGGCCCGCCGGTGGTGTTTCACGCTCTGTGCGGGCACCCGCGCCGTCCTGCCAGGCAGATTCGGGTGCACCATCTCCACGTACGTCAGCGCCACTACCCCTCCCATGTCACCCCCGGAAGCCGGCCTCGCGGGCGGCGTCGCCGACGGCCTGAATGACCTCGCGGTCCGTGGTCTCGAACCAGGGGCGCGCGCCGCGCACGAGGAACGGGCGCGCCGGGTGGGAGAACCACCGTGACCTGTCCCCGAACAAGGGGGCCCTGAAGTAGCCGTCCCGGTCGTTGTTCTCGTACGGCCGGGCGTGCGGGGCGCGAAAGCGGTCGACCTCGATCGCAAGCCCCGGGTTCTTCTTCGAGATGCCGATCTTCAGCCGGGTCGCCCGGGGTATCCGCGTTGACCAGGCCGCCTGCGCCCGGACCGAGAACAGCGCCCTCTGCCCGATGCCCCTAAGCTCCCGCCGCAGCTTGCTGCGCAGGTTGGACGGGAACCGGTCGAACCGCTCGGCGAACCAGCGGATCTCGGCCGCGCCCCTGGTGAGCTGAGCCATCGTCACCACCCGGCGGACGTAAACGCCTCGATGCTGAGGGTGAACCGCGTAACCACGGTCGCGCCCTGCTCGGTCTGTATGATCGCCGTCTCGTCGGTGGTCAGGCGGCAGGTCATGACCACGCCGCCGAGGGTCTGGTCGGCCGCGAGTTCGGCGGCGAAGGCGTTGATCATCTCGAAGGTGCGGTCAAGCACCGGCTCTGCGTCGTCGTGGCGGCCGCGCCACGACGAGGCGAGGCAGGCCACCTGGTAGCTCTCGCGGTCCGGCGCGGCCGCCGCCTGCTGCCGCTCCCGGGTCGAGGTGACCGCGGCCTCGCCCGGCTCGCCGGTGAAGGCGATGCACACGATGTCATCGGCGTCCACCTGGCCGCGGGTCGGCTGGCCGAGCGTCACCGTCACCGGCACGGTGCGGCCGCGGATCACCGCGGGCGGGATGGCGCGCCTCGCGGCGGCCACGAGCGCCCGCAGGGCGGCCGGTATCGTCGACACGGTCGGCTGCATGGGGCGATCGCTCCTGGGGATTCCAGGGTCAGGCTGAACCTGACCTCCGAACGGCGAATGGACACATCGCGGCTACCCGACCGGGATCTCCTCCTGAGGCCGCTTATCGAGGCCCAGAAGCTGCCGCACCGCGTAAGGCAGCGCGTAGGTGACGCCCGGCACCACCACCTCGTCGGCGGGCAGCGTCGGGCGGCCGCCGAGCCCGTTCAGCTGGCTCGTCCGCCACAGGTGCGCGGTCAGCTCCAGCGCAGCCAACCTGAAATTGGGCGGGATCGGAGAGCGCCCGGCCCGGTAGGTCACACGCACCCGGCCGACCGGCTGCGACAGGCGCACCAGGCCTGCCGCCCCATCCAGCGTCCACCCGTGCACCCCGGCCACCGGGTCGGCCTGCGGCACCGCCTCGCCGCCGGGCACCCGAACGACCGACTGGACGGCGATCACGGGCCGCTCCAGGATCACGGTCCGTCCCTCGCCGTCGGCCACCCGGTCGACCGGGGCGACGTGCCCCATCCGGTCTTCGATCATCCGGCAGGCCGCTCGGATGAACCCCCGCAGCTTTTCGTCGTCGCCCGGCTCGCCCTCCTTCTTCAGGTGCTCGCGGGCATCCTGCAGCGACACGAACGCGCCGCCCGCCGCGGGCTGCACATCGAACACGTCGGTGTACGCACTGGCGTTGGCCCCGGTCGCCACCCAGCGGACCACGTGCAGCCCTACCTGCGCGGCCACGTATTCATATACGTACACGCCGGGCTCGACCGAGCTGATCGGGTCCGAGGTGACCACGGTGCCGTCCGGCAGGGTGATTGTCACCCGCACCTCGCCGGCGTCCGCGGGGCTGCCGTCCGGCCCGGTGACCGTCCAGCGCAGCGGCACCACATCGCCCAGGTCGTACATCCCGATTCCCCTCACCAGCAGTGCCGTGCGGCCGCCACGCCACGGCGGGGCGGGCGGATGCTCCAGGTACGGCGGGGCGGCCCGACCGGGCCGACGTCGTAGGAGCGGACAATCGCCAGCATCTCGTCAGCCATACCGGTGTCGTCGACGCGAACGATGAACCCGCCGACGAGGACCTCGACGGCCATCGCCTCGTCGGCGAGCAGGACGGCGGCGCTCACCAGCAGTGCCTCGTCGGCCGCGGCCACGTCGTCCAGGCCAGCCAGCCGCACCGCCGCCAGATCGTCCGCTGCGGCCGCGGCATCCGGCAAGCCGACCAGGCGCACCGCGTCCAGGGCGTCAAGCGATACCGCCGCATCCGTCACGTCCAGGTCCGCGGCCACCTGCAGCGCCTCGCCGCCCTCACCGTCCTCGGCGAGAGCGAGCTCGGTGATTACGCTCAGGGCGTCGTCGGCCGTACCGGTGTCGTCGGCCGGGACGATGAACCCGCCGACCAGCGCTTCGGCGGCCGTCGCCTCGTCGGCGAGCGGGACGGCGGCCGCGGCCGCAGCCTCGTCGAGGGCCGCGCCCTGGTCGTCAAGGCTGAGCGACGCCGCGGCCGTCAGGACATCGGCACCGGCGCCCGCCTCGGCGAGCGGCGCCGCGGCCGTGGTCTCCAGCGCCTCGGCCGCGCCGGCCTCGTCGGCGAGCGGGACAGCGGCGGCCGCGGCGAGCACATCGTCGGCCGTACCCTCGTCGGCGGCGGCGACCTGACGGGTGATCAGCAGCGTCTCGGCACCGGCCCCGGCATCGGCCAGCGGCGCCGAGGCGGCGACACCGAGGGCCTCGTCGGACGCACCCTGGTCGTCGAGGTCGACGGGCGTACTAGGCGATTCGGCGACACCGTCCGGCCCAGGCTCCTGAGTCGCCCCGGTACCGCCGGTCAGGTCGTACCCGTTGCCAGAGTCGTCGACGGTGCTAGGGGTGATGAGCTTGTAGTAGGCGCGGATGCCGGACGTCCGCACCGGCTCCAGATACGGCGCCTCGTCCTTAAGCTCCTGCTCGGTGAGGGTGACCGACCACCACTTGACGCCGGTGATCGCCCCGTTCAGCCACTCACCGTTGTAGATGCTCCGGCCGATCTGCCAGACGGCGTGGTTGATAGGGCCCTGGTTGGTGATGTTGACGGTGGTGAACGTCGGCGACTGGTCGGTCCGCCATACGGCAACCCCGGTCGCGCCGTTCATGGCGATGCCGAAGTAGTACCAGACGCCGACCTGCATGTTCACCAGCGGCACAGCGGTGAAGGTCGCGCTGGTGATGAACTCCATGTAGGTACCGGAGTTCGACGTCTGCAGGATGGCGAAATGATCACCCTGAGCGGGGTTGGCCAGGCACCACGCCGTCTGCCAGGTATTCCTATCAACGGCGAGCCGGACCCAGCAGGTGACCGAGTAGTTGGACTGGGTGCCGAGGTTGACCGTCCGCTGGTACGTCTGCGATTCGGCGGTGAACCGGACAGCCATCTCAGGTTACGAGGATCGGCCCGCTGTACAGCACCGGCACCTCTGGGGTGGCCGTGACCCGCACCCACATGTGCCACATCCCGTCCGTCAGCGTCACATCGCCGCCCGGCCCCACCAAGATCCGCGCATCCGCCCCGGCAGGCGTGATGTTCGCCCACGTGGCCGCCACCCAGTCGCCCTCGTCGGGCTCGGATGTGCGCACAATCGCGACGTCGACCGGCTCGTTGCCGATCACGCCGCCCACCCAGGCATAGATGTACTCCCGGCTCAGGGAGGAGATCCGCAGCAGGCCAGGGCGCATCACACCTCCACAGGCACAGGATCGGGCAGGAGAACATCCGTCCGCGGCGGCTGGACGATCCAGGTACGGCGAGGCGCCCCAGCGGCGTGCATCGTCCGCGGCGGCCGGACGATCCAGGTACGGCGATGCGCCCCAGCGGCGCGCATCGTCCGCGGCCGCCCAATGGCCCCGATCTCACGCAAGCGCCGGGCGGAGAGGGTGTCGGCGGCCGCGCCTACGTCGGTCAGGCCGACGTCCAGCATCAGCCCGGCGAGCAGGGTGTCGGCACCCGCGCCGGCCTCGCCGAGCGTCACGGCCGCAGCGACGGCGAGCGCGTCGGCCGCGGCGGCGGTCTCGGCCGCTGGCACGGCGGAGGCGACCGACAGCGTGTCATCGGCTACGCCCTCGTCGGCCACCGAATGCGGCTCGCCGACCGCCAGCATCTCGGCGGCGGCCGCCATCTCGGCGAGCGGGACGTTCGCGGCGGCGCCAAGCGTGTCAGCGGCGCCACCTTCCTCGGCGAGCGCGGCCAGACGGACCGCCGCGCCGGCGTCGGCCGCGGCCCCGGCATCGGCCAGCGGCGCCGAAGCGGCGACCGAGAGCGCCTCCGCGGCCACGGCCTCGTCGTCCAGGGCCTGAGGGACCGTGACCGTACGCGAGATCGTTCGGTCGCGGAAACGGGCAAGCGACGACATCAGTCAGGGGTGGTCACGACCCAGGGATAGGAGCGGGCCGTCCCAGCGGTCTGCCGAAGCGTCACCCTGCCGGTGTACGGCACCGGAACAGGGATGCTGATCTTAATAGGGTTGTCCTGAGAGCCCGCGAACGTTGCCCGATAGGCCACGCGCTCGGCGCCCCCGCTCACCACGTTCTCCCAGATTGTGACCTGCAGGACGTCGCTGGTAGTCCCGACCGCCATCTCGGAGGTGTCCACGTGCAGGGTGAACGTGCCCGGGCCGGTCAACGTGGTAAGCGTGTGCTCAACCCCGATCGTGGCAACCTGGACGCCGCTGGCGACGATAGTGAGCATGCCGCCCTCTCAGTAGGTGAAGCCGTACAGGCCCACCTCGAAGTTTGTGGTTCCGCTGACTGTGTCTTCCACGCGCCCGCCGCGAACCGCAAGCCGCGTCCCCGCCGGGATCGCCATCGCCAGCGGGTAAAACTGCGGGCTCACAGGACCCACGTAATCGTCGGAGGCGACTGTAAAGAACCGATGATCCGGAATGATCACGGTCTCCGATCCTGCGGGTCCGATGCCGACATCCAGGGCGAAATGCGCGCTGTCGGCGAACTGCTGCCAGCCCTGCACTAGAACCATCAGGGCGTGAATCGGATGGACGGTGGATGCCGTCACCTCGTGCCAGCTCCAGTCGGTCTTA